AGAGATATGGCGTAGATTATTACAGTGAATGTAACAAATTTATGTCAGAACTGCCGGATAGTAATCCTGAATTACCCATGAAAATATTACTACCGTCTGGTCTCTTGGAACCCTACTTCACAAAGGACAACTAGAAATGCTAGTTGCCCTTAGGTGATTCGAAATTAAGTTGACAACTTATACCTATGAAATCTGACAGAGTCAACCGTGTATTTCTCAATAAAGAACAAATTGTAAACAAACATGGCAATGGTCGTATATAAACAACGAAACAACCTCCCAGCAGCTATAAAAACTGCTATAAGTGGAATGAACTCAATAGCTAGAGTTATCAAGTATGTAAAAAGTACTGGATGGTATCTCGCTAAGGCTAATAATGCCCGTAGGGCAATCATTTCATCTTTAACTTCTGGTAACCCTCAACAAACTATTAATGCACCTGTTGCTCGATCTACTCAAACGCAAATGCGACAACCACGTATTCGCGCAGGACGAACAGCAGGATCAATTACACTTACTCATAGAGAGTATTTGGGTGAAATTGCGGGAGCTACCACTTTTGCAGCAACTGCTTTTGCTGTAAACCCTGGACTACACTCAACATTTCCTTGGATGGCTGGAATAGCCAATTCATTTGAGTATTATAAGATTCTTAGTATGAATTTTGAATTCGTAAGCATTGCTGCCACCTCAGAACGTGGTCGCATTGCTCTCGCATTTGAGTATGATGCTCTTGATGAAACCCCCACAAATAAGGTAGACTTATTTCAAATAGCGGGGGCCTCCGAGGCAAATGTGTGGTCTAACACATCGTTGTCAGTGAAACAATCTCCAAAGCTATTTACTAGAGTTGGACCTGTTCCATCTTCTGACCTAAAAACCTATGACCATGGCAAATTGATTGCTGGGGTATCTAATACAGCAACTACTGTAGTTGTTGGAGAACTATTCGTATCTTACGTAATAGAACTAATAACCCCACAACCTTCTAAATGCCCTGGTGCTGAGCTTACTACGCCTACTGGAGTAGTTCTGAGCCCAGATTCCTGGCTTAACTCTACTGTAGATGGATCTTTACCAATTACAGTAACTCCTGGAGGGCCCACTTTTCCTATTCCTGGCGATTATATTATAGCGTATACATTTGTAGCTACAGTAACTAACCCTGGAGTGCCGGTAATAGTAGCAACTATTGGTGCCGGTGTCCTATATTCTCAAGTAGCCAATGATGCTCCTGGACTCAAAACTGTTGGAATGATCCGATTACGGGTCCTAGTTCCCAATGGTGGTGTACAAATTTCATCTGGTTCCGCATTCACTGGCTTCGCAAGACTTGAGGCAGGCTATAGCAATTCTTTTTAAGCCTTACACGGCTGGGTGGTTACCCAACAAAACCCGCAGATACAACTGAGTAAACAAATAATCCTATTATTAGGCCGAACTTGGTCGGTTACCCAAGAAGAGTGGAATTCTGGTCCACAACCT